TCTAAGCTGTTTTCGTGAAGCATTATAGTAATAGCATCAAGTGTAGCACGCGTAGACTTGTGTTCTTGATACCTTAAGCGTGATGTAAGTTCTTTATCTGCTTTAAGTCTTACAACTAATGCATTAGCATTGGCTTTAGTAAAGTATTTAAGCTTTATTTTAACATACTTCATAATAGTACTCCTTTTATTAAATAGTGCAAGAACCATTAATAGTTCATTAACATTCACTATTAAGTTCTTTAGCACAAACTAACAGTAACTGATGCCAAGAGCATAACTGTACTCTTTATGATATTAGTAATGATGTGTGTGTCTGAGTTCTTTCAGCATAGTATGGTAAGCCAATGCATTAAGCATTAAGCCTTAAGCTACTGTCTATGCCTTAAGTGTGTGCATTTGGCTATAACAGTACACTTTATGCTTGTTTTTAACCATTAAGTATACGTCTTGCAAGCGAGGAGCAAGCGATGTGTCTTTGCTGTTTGCTTCGCGACGAGCTTATAATAAGACTGAAGCCTAAGTTGAAGGGGGGGGGTAGGTATAATATAGAAAGTGATGCTTTAGGGATACTACTCTAATACATTTGCGACAAAATTTTTAAAAACTTAGGCTAAAGCATTAAACACTAGGCTCTTTAAAGCTTTGTTACTTTAAATATTTATTTTATTTTATTTTTTTAGTTACTTTGGGTTCTTGCACTTTATATTGAGTTTATTGTTCCAATATCCATTAGGCCAGTCGAGCTCTGCGGAGTATTCGCTACTAATGGTGAGGAACAATATATAAAGTGCTGATGCGCAAGCATTTTATTTTTTAATTCACAAGTTTAACATAATGGAGGTATTATGTACAACAATTTTGTTATAGTACTACTAATTGTGGCCTTTATGGGACTTTACTCATATAGGACGGCCGAAACGACGCGTGCTGCGCTTCAAACGAAGGTCTTGGCCCCACAGCTACTAGTACTACACGTTATAAGTACTGCTATTTACGCCTCATCTCAGTCAGCGACACATATAATATTAAGTTATTATGATGCTGTACTTAATGAAGTGAGACAAAGATTACATAGGAGTACAAAAAAAAGTAAAATAATTGGTAAAAAGTCTTGTAGAGGACCGTGAAATGCAAAGAATTACTAAAATAAGGTGTGTTTAACTACTAAACACCTATTTTGTAAGGTTTATACCTTAAAGGTAAGCTTTTTTTACATTAATGTCAAGTGCCAATTATGAAAAATCAAGAGGTTTGCCCTCGATGTCACAAAAGATTGTCTCTTTCGGACAAAGAGGTTACTAAACTAACTGCTCTTTGGACAATGTATTTAAGCACAGGTCGTCCTGACACATATAAAAAATTTAAGGATTTTAAGGATACTCTGGGTCTACTTACTTGTAGTATTCATACCAAAAAAGAGCAGAGTAATGGACGTTAAAAGAACAGAATCTATTATTTCCTTGCCCAATCTATTGGCTTATGAACTTGACACTAGTATATCTAAATGGCTGAAATTCAAAGTTAATGATATAGGTTCTGAAGTAGTGGAGTTTATGCAGCACACGAGGATCTTTTATCATCCATTTTACAACATAAGCGTAGTTTGTGACTCTAAAGTTACATTCTACACTGCCGAACGTACTATGGGTAATCCCCTGTACATTACAGGATTCGGCAGCATTAATAGCCCAGGCATATTCGCGCCAGTAGTCACTAGATTCCATACAGATGGAGAAAGACTAGATTATGCGTATAGACTGCAAGGTGTCTTAGGACAACTTTGTGCTTCGGCTCAAAACAAAAAAATTAATAATAACCTGGAAAGCAGTCCTAGGTTAGTAATAACGTTACGCTAACAGGCATTATAGACATCCAAAACCTATATGTAAGTCTCCGCTCAGCGCAGCGTAACTCGTAATGCCATAGGCCAGAACTATTTGAGCCTGCTGAAGAAGTTTGAGCCACTTCAATGGCAATAATATGTCTAAGCGAAAGCAGTAATGTCGTAGTATTGACAACAAATCTTATAGCTACGTTATGCTTTATAATCCGCTTCGGATTAACATATTGCAGCGTAGTTGCTCGCAAGAGCTACAATTGTGTAAGAATTATGGTGATATCGGAAGAAATTGCTCGCCCTAAAGTATAAGTTGAAGGGAAGAGCCGAAGACATGGAAAAGTACTCTATATCCGTAATAAGGTCTAAAACCTATATGCTTCTAATATTACGTAAAATAACCCTCTAATTTGAAAAGATATAAGCCCCGTAAGGCTGAATCAGACTTAATTCATTATGTTTAATTGAAACGTGAAAGGAGTTTATATGAAAGTATATCATGTGAACAACCCTTCTTCACCAGATCTGATCTGTTTTCCAGTGCCAGCTCAGAGCCGAGGATGTTCATTCCCTGGCCTTAGTTGGGGGAAAACGGTACATCTTGAGTATATGCTTAAGAAACATGAAAAAGCACTAGCTTTTCAGGTTGTCAGGCAATCAAGTGCGGTTTCCAGCTTTTTGCAGAGTGGTAATAGGTTCCAGGCAAGTAATGGCTTAATCATTGCTACTGGTGCTGCTACACACCCTGGATGGCCAGATCGTGGTGGAAATTATCCTGAGTATATGGAATCAGCCAACATCCTCTACCTGCAAGGTGGAAATCGTGATGATGGTAAGATAGATACTACTACTATTGATAATAATGGTAGACGGGATAGAAAGTTTAAGATAGTTGAGTCAGCTCTTAAGGAGTTTGTTCAATTTATCAAGAACGGTCAGTATAATCGTTATACTGGTGGGACAGAAGAAAAATTCTTCCCTCAGACTGGTGTATATACACTTTAGTATATTGTACCTGGTCTCAAAATTTCGTAAATTGTAATTTAAATTAAATTCGGTGAACTATGTTAACAATTCAAATTGAACAGTTTGAACGAGGTATAACCTTTCAGGTTCATAATCAAACTGCTAAAATCACCGATTATGTAAAAAGCTGTGGTACTTTCCGAGCCTCTAACGGCTGGAAGGTAGTTATAGCAAATTGTCCTGAAGTCGATATCAGGGCTAAAACTGTATACTTGCAAGGAAGTAATGGACGAAGAGATCTCAGGGTCAGTAGAAACTGGGATTTGATATCCAACTATAACCGTGATAAGTATATCTCTCAAGTTAACTCAGCGCTTGCTGAGCTGGCTAACGCAGTGAATGCACCGACATGGCAGAATTGTGACAGATTCTTCAATCAGTGTACCCCCCGGACATATACATTTGCATATGTCAACTAATTAAATAACAGCCCTATAACCATATGAATACATTTAGATGTGAACTATCTTATTGTAACAAACGATTAAATTCTGCTATTGAGCTTGCATTAGGTCTTTGTGACACGCATATAGAAGACGTAGCGGACAAGAGACAATACGTTGGTGTTTGTTGGAGTTGCAATAGGATTACATTGATAGACTTTCCAAACCGACGTCTTAAGTTTATTTGGAAAGATAAGTATCTGTTTACAGCTGCTTGTTCTCAGTGTACTGGTAAAAGTGAAGATGATGTTGCGTGGATAACATGGCGCAAGTTTAACCCTCAAGCTCGTTGGGTGATTACGAGATCAGGAAAACTTGAACAGATTCCACAAGACGTTCAAACATCACACACATCAACCGATCATGTATAATCACAATATCCATTTGTGAAATAACATGAAAGTGAGTAATATGGGAAAAGAAAAGAGTAAGACAAATACAGCCGTAGCTCCAGCGAGTGGTAGTACGGCAAGTAGCTTTAGTAAGTATTCAGAAGTAATCGGAGCTCTGGCCAATCTAGCGGTGATAACCGACGACCCCCTAATACGGGAGTATATAACTAGGCCATATGACATCAAGACACCTCCTGAAAAAGTGAAGAAACGTCCCGATGGTTGGGACTATGTAGAGTCGTCTTACATGGACTATCAAGCTAAGCAGTTTATGCCTTTGTATCAGCATACGTTGCTGCACATATCTATTGACCATGGGTGGGTAAATATAATAGTGTCGCTTAAGGATAGAACTACAGGTAATGTTGAACTTGGTGCGGACTCAGCTCGTATACAAGTAAAACAAGGCACTGAAGACCCGAATTTCAGAGATATTATAGATTTTGGTAATAATCTCAAATCGGCTTTATCAAAAGCCATTAAAAACGCTCAGTCTCGTTTTGGAGTGAGTGCTGACGTCTACCGACGTAGAGAAAGCATACCCTCTAACGAAGAGAGAAAGCGCCATGATGACATGGAAAATCAAATAAGTAAAATATCTCCATCTAGAGCCCAAATGTTCAAAGAACAATGGGCCGGTTTAGGAACCGATTGGAGCGAATTTTTGGATAAATGGCAGGTGTATATAGACCGAAACTCGAAGCAGGCTTAGGGTCGAAGAGTGGCTGGTGTTACAATACTTTGGAACAAACTTTGTTCGACATAACAGAAAAAGGGCATCATTAGCTTAAGATATCAAGTAATATAAAATGCATTCTGAACCCAGTATCCAACATAAATTCTTATAACGAACGAGACGGGAGGAAACGACAACCCCGGTAGAGACACGACTAACTAAAGTTTTTAAACGTGTAGTCTCTATGAACAAAACTTCGTGCAAAAGACATCACGCCTTTATGATTTTATAAATCAATAATGGTGAAAAAAATAAATGAGTAAATTACATCTAAAGCCCTGGGAAATGGGCGAAGAAAGAGCATCGACGGGTATTCCAGCATTATGTACAACTGAACAGATGTGCGTTAAGCTTGCTTGTCCGAAAAACAAAACCGTCCGTGACGGGTTGGTTGCTTATTTCTTAATGACTTCATACTTTAACTCAGACGGCAAACAGATTGAGACTGTAATTGTGCAAGAAGACCCTAGTGGCTATAAGATAAGCTTTCCTCTTGGGAAAACTGGTCTTATATCTACTAAATATAGAGGTCCTAAAAGCTATTATAAGTTTCAAGATAACAAATCAGGTAGTTTCTATGAGATCCCACAATCTAAGTTTACAGTAGAAGCTGCAACAACAGAGTGTGCAGATAAGGTCGGAGGATGGAGTGATCTGTCTGATGAAGATAAAGCTCTACACATTGATGAGTATTTTGCCAGTATGTTTAACTTTGGTATGTCACAGGATTTAATGTTACCTATTGAAGGTGATGACTTTACAGATCCAGCAGTTGGTATAACTACTAAGCTCTATAGAGTGTACACCCCACCTTCTGAGGGTGAGAAATACGGTAATGTGATTATAACAAAGTGGAAACGTGGACTTCCAAATTTAGATGGAGAATTCAAGGTTAACCCTGAACCCCTCGCAGTTGCTGCTTATGAAGAATATCAGAAGCGTGACAATGTTGAAACTAAATTTGATCCAACAACTTTTGTTGAAGATGAAGGCGATGATGTCATCTAAAAATGATGAAAATAATCCTGCTCTTGGTAAGAAGTTAGCGCCTCAGGCCGTTAGCTTGATTGACAGCGGCGGCGGACTTAGTTCCGCCAAAGCTGTATGTGATGAGGTTTTCGACTCTTACAGAAGATCTCGTCATTTCTCTCTAAAGAGAAAAAAGCCACAACTATATGATAATATTTTGAAAGAGGTAAAAAAAATGCCTCTACCTATTGTGACAGAAGCGTTAAATGTTTATATTGACGTGGAGAAGGAAGACGGGAAACGACCCCACCCTAACTACTTTTTAGCAATATGTAGAAGATTAAAAAAAGAATTTGGTAATGATAATGTATGGGGTAAAACAATATGATATTAAGTAGGGAATCAAAGTTTAAGGTGAAGTTTAATTTTATAGGGGTAGATGGTAATAAATGTAACTTCGATGGCATCATTTATTATAAACATAAAAAGAAACTAGAAAATTACCTAACAAAGAATTGCAAGGCTACTAACCTTGTGATAGAAAATGTGATGTAAAAATTAATGGTTGAATTATTTAGTTTAGAAGCAGAAGAAAAGATATTGGGGTATTTATTTAACCCGCTTATCGAGTCTGGACGGAAGCTTCAGATAGTACAACTATTGTTACCCGAGCACTTCCTTGATGAAAAGCTCAGGCTCATATTCGAAAATGTCAAGAGACATAATATCTTTGACAAGATTGTATTATGGGATAAGGTTCATAAGGAAAAGAATAAGTTCAACCTGGAGTGGTATGACATTAATAATATTGATGAATTCGTAACACAAAAGGAAGTCGAAAGTTATGTGGAAATATTGTCCGATAAATATCAAAAAAGGAGAATTTATGACTTTGGTAAGAGCTTACAGAGGTCAATGTTGGAAGGTAATGACCCTTATGCTGCAGCTCTCCAAGCGCAATCAGTATTGACAAGTATTGGTAGTAAGGTTCAACTCGAAACTAATGAAGCACTTTTAGAAAGTGTACTTAATGAACAACCAGGCAATGTGATATCATCTGGTTATAAGTTCATTGACAGGTTTATAGGTGGCTATGCTCGTGGTATGTTGATAACTATCGCAGGTGATAGTGGTCATCTTAAAACTACATTAGCTTTAGATAAAGCCTTCCGCATGGCTGAAAGTAATCCGCAAGCTAAAATTGCTATATTTAGTAAAGAAATGCTTGCAACTGATCTAATTAAAAAACAAATATCACGTATTTGTGGTATTCCCACCTCTAAAATCTTTGGTCAAGAATATGATAAAGAGTATGTACGAAAGAAAATGATGTCAATTGATGCTTGGCGTGAGAATCGTGTGCGTATTATTAACCCAGATATTTTCTCAGGAGTTAATGATATTGCAAGAATTCAAATGACACATCGGTTTGATATTTGGTTTCTGGACTTTATCCAATTGTTAGAGTTCTCAAAGCACGCAGCGAATTCCTCAGATTATAATGTCCAGATAGGACAAAATATGAGAAATTTACAAGCTCTGGCTTTGGCTACTAGGTCTGTTGGCATTGTGTTGTCACAGGTTAAAAAAGGAATAGAGCATCGCAAGAATAGGAAGCCAACGATTTCGGACATTGAGTGGTCGGGACTAATTAAACAACTATCATCTTATATCTTCTTCTCTTATTATCCAGGGAAATATTATGGATTTGATCTTATAGGTCAAGATGCATATTATATGATAGCTGAAAAGACACGGTTTGCAGAAAGCTTTATATATCCTATGAGGGTTTTTCCAGATCGTGGAATATTTGAAGAGATAACAGATCCTGCAGAAAGAACTGCAAGGGTAAATAAACTTAAATCAATTGTAGGTTAAAACTATGAAGGAGTAAATCAATGATGACAACAAATCTTGGTATCTCGAAACCCAAGCACCCCCCTCTCACAGAAGCCTTTCTCGCAGAACAAATAACAAAAATTAAAGAACAACTTAAGCCAGATTTCCAAGAAGACTTTTTATATACTTACAAGCTTAATTCAGCGTATCAAGAACTCAGTAATGAGATAATCGAAGATGTGATGTTTTATATATGGCTTGATAATATAATGGATGAGCCTGACTTTAAGCCGAATTTCTCTATGCAAGATTTGTTTAGACAGACCAAATGGCAGTGGAAAACCGAAAGAGGTAGTTTGGTCACTCGTTTATCCAAGTGGTGTCGTGAGGAGACTGGGAAAAAGCTTTCAAATGATACTGCTACGGCTATTGGCAATTTAATAGCACCAGTAATAGGCAAAACCTCGACTTATTATGTCGACTTTACACGTAATTTTACTTGGCGAGCAGGTGACTTTGGAGATGATGGCTCTTGTTTTTGGGATGGTTCTCGTGAGACACGAAGATATCTCGAGGCTGATGGTAGGTTTTATGCAATGCGGTTATTCCGTTACGTAGATAAACCTCGTAAGACTGCTAAGGCAGCTAATCTGACCCCCTTAAGGGTGTTTCATGAAACAGATAAAGGTTATTGCATAGGCGTAAGCCGAGCATGGCTTGGGCTTGGTATATTACCAGTTCCAAAAAGTACAGTTAAAAATCACAAGAAAACATGTTATATAGTATTTAATGGTTATGGTTATAAGCATAACTTCTTTGCAAGGTTATTTACCGGAATTTTTGGTTTAGACTATAAGCATATTTTACTAACAAATAATGATAGTACCGGCAATGGATTATTTGTCAATGATGGTGGCTATTTGATGGGCTCTAAAGCTATCATTGAGCCTGTTGACAAATATGATTTTGGTATGGCCTACGGCTCTGAATGGTCAAGCATAGTAACAAGACATAAGGAGTGCTTTTATGAAGGCCCTGGTGCATATTTTAAATTAAGAAAAGAGAAAGAAGGAATAAAAGCAAGAGAAAGAGGCCTAGTTGGGTATTACTCTCTACAAAAAATGCTCAAATGTGAATATCAATTAATTAATTAGTATCAACGGAGGTAAGTATGGTACAACAACACAAAAAACTCACCTTTCCTAACTTTAATTATAAAGAAATGAGAAAGGTATGTTCTGATAAGGAGAATATCCTGGCCAAAAGGTATGGTTTAACACATTATCAGACATTACATGGTGACTGCTGGTTTAAAGACAATGGTAGTGACCTTTTGGCGGTCGCGCATCTTGACTCGCAGTGTCCGTTTACACATTTTACAGTCAATAAAATACGACCAGATACGCACATCTGGTGTCCTACGTTAGATGATCGTTTGGGGGCATATATTATATTAGAATGGCTACAACTAGCCGGATGTAGATATGATATTTTATTAACAACGAATGAAGAGAAGAGTCAGTCTACGGCGATAGACTTTGAGCCGCCTCAAGGTAAACAATATAATTGGATGTTTTCATTTGATAGAACAGGCGCTGACGTTGTCACTTATCAATATAGAGACCCATCCTTAGTCGCTAAATTGGAGGAGCATGGCTGGGTCCATAAGTATGGGAGTTACAGCTGTATAGCAGACCTAGAAGATCTCGGATGTAAAGGTATGAACTTTGGTGTAGGATATTATAATTATCATTCACCGTATGCGTATGCCTCACGTAATGATCTTACAAGAAACTTAAGAAGGTTCTTAAGTTTTTATATGATGTATCACGCTATTGCGTTACCGCATAAAGCGGCGTATCACTATACTGCTCCTTATAATAGGAATCAGAAACATTTCAATTTTGATCACAGTCAGTATGCTAAATCAGTTAAGAAAGAATCGTCGAAGGTAGAAACAATAAGGGAAAGAAAGAAGAAAGAAAAGAGAGATAAGAAAGAAGCAGCACGACTCAAGAATATGCAAATTAATTTCTTGCTTCAAAATACCTCAGTACTGAATATAGATAATGATCTAACTAGTGTCTTAGAAAGAGAAGGTCTCTTCACTGTTGCAGATCTAGTTAGCAAAAATCCCCTCGAATTGATAGAGATAGAGGATATTAATTGGGATGAAATTGAAGAGCTTAAGAAAGCTATCAAAGGCTTCCAACTTCAGCTTGGTACCGATCTCAAAAAAGAGTTTAATATGGAAGTTATGACAAGAGATATTACTGATGCTGAAATTGAAGCAGCCGACAAGGAGGCAGAGGTAGCGGTAGCAAGCGTACCATTAAAGGGACAGCGAGAGCAAGAAGTTCCGCCGCTGGTACCCATCCCCCTTACTCAACCCGTTAAGTTAAAAGCACAAAAGTCAGCACAAAAAGATCCACTTCCCCTTACAAAGGAAGCTTTGAAAGGTGTTATTATTTATCCCAAGGCTGACAAGCATAAACGTGAATTGACCGTTCAAACAGCAAGAAGATTTGTTGCTAGAGGACAAAAAGTCAAAGTACAAGATGTTTGCGTAAAGTGTGGACATAATTATCAGATAGCCTTACACGATGAAAAAGAAGTTTTAAAGCTTGAACGTGGTGAAACATGTCCATCTTGTAATGAATCTGGGAATAAAGAGAATAGCCCCACGTTAACACGTTGTCTATTAATTCAGAATGTAGAAGATAGACTTGTATTTAGACGTCTCTCAGACGGATCATATGGATGGACAGAGGTAGCAATAGTAGACGGTGAAAAGAAGCCCGCTTGGGCGGGATTATTAAGTGCCGTAGATAAGGTAGGTTTTACAGCACCAGCCAAAAAATAAAGTTTCGGCATGTACCTCCGTTCAAGTGAGGGGGCCTTAAAACCCCCTCAAAGTTTCAAGTAGAGTAACTGGCGATAAGAGAAGACGAGCCCTCGATTGTATCAAAGGTGACACACAGCTCGATGTGTTACTCTGCTTGTTTTTAAAGTTTTGCCCTTGGAAGGCAACCAATCAAGACCCCTTAGTTTAACAGAGTGAAAATCAAGAAGCATAAGTAAGCATATATTCAGATTGAGTGTAAACTCGGTTTACCGTCTCTCAAAATATTTGCAACTTAGGTATTCCAGAACCTCGGGCTGTATAGCTTGCTATACTTCTCAACCCGAAGACGTGCTGTGATTGGCAGTGGCAATTGTTGTTAGGCTTTAAGCCTCACTCCTTATTATAAATCTAAAGTTAACAGGCCGATTCGGTTGATGATAACTTGAATTTTACTATACTCGCATTATCTCTTTGCATTAACTCCGTCAAACTGCGGTATTCAGTTTCGACTGTTTAAGCAGTTAAGAGGTAAATCATGCTCGGAGCTCTGATGCCATTATCTATAGTAAAAAGAATTATAATAAGAACTTGTTGATACAGTTGTAAGGTGCAAATCCCACAGGGGTTACAAAGTTTACACGCCCATAGCCCAATAGAGAGGCAGCCGTGACAAGCGGAACTCAGTTCTGGTATCGAGGCCAGATGGGCGTACTCATTTTTAGAAGGAGGACAAAGTGATAAAGAAAGCAAAAACAAAAGAGAAACTCACAAATTTACTTTATAGTGCCAAACGTGAAGAATTGGTGGGACGTGAAGTCATAATCATAGCAGACACTGCTGGGCATGGTTATAGTCGTGGCACCAAATGTGTTATTAGATCAATGCCAAACCAACGTCAAGATCATGATGCAGAACAACGCATCTTTGGTATACAAGGAGTTAATAGCAAAAACATTCGTACCAACAATGCGTACGCCCAAGACTTGAGATTAATCCCAGCAACTCTTGAAGAGTTCCAAACTGAAAAAGAGCTCCACGATTTTGAAGGCAGTATAATTAATGAAAAGGTTGAGTTTTTAAAAGAGACAAAGTTGTCGGTTTTCAATGCGTCTGGCTTTGCGGCATGGAAAATAATGAAGTTATTTGATGTTGACAAGGAAACTATGGATGAAAAAGGCGAAGAATTAGAGCATTATTTGGCTCTTTAACAAAAAAAATGGTATTTAGAGGCATTTTTATACAAAAAAGTGTATAAAAATGCCTTAAGTGCTTGACAAGTGTAAATAAATGTATTATATTGTTTCTTGCACTAATATATATTTTTTGGAGACTGAATGCTGTCCTTCATAAGGGTACCCGATTACATCACAAGCAGGTATATTTCATGGAAATCAGATACGTTATTTGGACGTAGAGGTTGGCTTACCCGAGCAGTTGAAGCTGAGGAGTACTACTACAATGATGTAGATGCTACAGGTACTACCTATACATCTACTCAAAAAGCTAAAATTCAAGAGGCTACTAATATCCCCGTCTCTGTAAATTTTCTCTATCCCGTGTGCAACCAAAAACTTGCTATCCTTACACAAACCAAGCCTTCTTCTCGTGTTGTCTCTACAGATGGTAGAGCAAAACAAGAAGCACAAATCTTAGATAAAATAAAACACGGTATTCTTTACCAATCTAATTCTCAACTAGAGAATGAGTCAATGATGAAGGATATGTTAATTGCTGGTATGGGCGGAACAATGGTGATACCATCTGATTATTACCGACCAGGCTTGTTTAACTTAAGCGTAGCGCATGTACCGTATGATGAATTTATCTTGGATATAAATGCTAAGAAGCGTAACCTCGAGGATATGGAAGGATTCTTCATAGAGAAAGCCTTCACTATACCTAAAGTTATGAAGCTGTACGGCGATGTGATTGAAAATTTAAAGGATGACACTGATAACCCAGTAGATGTAAAAAGTTTTACAGGTGCGACTTGGGTAGAGGGAGAGCTGACAGAAAAGGCAGATATTACAACTACTAATTGGAATGCTGATGATAGGATCATTGTGCGTGAGTATTACGAAAAGATTTATACTACGATGTATGCCCTGCCAAATCCCGAGACCGAACTAACGGATTATCTGTTTGCAGAGGACCTCGACGAGGATCAGCAGAGCCTTTTAGCTAGTGCGACAGCTAAGTATCCAGATGTATTTGTTAAAAAGAGTTTGATGTTTGGGGACTATCTCGTATGGACTGAGATGTTGCCCATTACAGAATACCCGCTAAAAGTAGCGTTTTTCGAGTGGGGTGGACGACCATATAGAAGTTATGGTATGATTCATTACACCCAGGGTATGCAAGAGGCTTATGATAAAATTCTCTCGATAATGATACTTAATGGTATCTTGTCAAACAATGCGGGCTGGCGTGCCCCCAAAGGCGCAATACCCGAAGAAGATAGAAAAAAATGGGAGGATTTTGCCAATAACCCACGGGTTATAAAAGAGTATGTACCACGTATAATTGATAACCAAGTATTGGTTCCAGAACGTGATGAGATACAGCAATTAAGTAACTTCTATCCTCAAGTTTTAGATATGCTTAAAGGAGGTATCGAATACTCTACAGGCATAACCTCTATACTACAGGGAGACGCAGCATCTGCAGGAGTAGAGGTATTCAGCTCATTACAGCAATATCAAAATGCTGCAATGATGCGTATACAACTTGCTACTCAACATGTAAATGAGACAATGCGTCAGTTAGGACAGACTCTTACAGAGTACGTAGCTGCTACTATTAAACCTGATAGTTATCAATTTTTCGATGAAAAAGGTGATCTTAATGAATTAAAGATTGCTAAAAGATTTGTCAACAATATACGCCAGTATCGTTATCAGATGGTATCTGTACCGTCTACTGCTATGCCTACGCAACGGCTTGCCGTAGGTACAGAGCTAATGAAAATTGCACAATCGTCACCAGACCCAGCTGAGAGACAGCTTCTGACACAGAAGGCCATGGAGCTTAGCGACATTCGGGAGTTTGAAGATTTACAAGAAAAGCTCGACAGTGTTAAAAATGCACAAAGCAAGCTTAAAGACCTTCAAATGGCGTATAATCGTTTAATGGAAACGTCAAAACAAATGGAAAATAAATTTATCAACATATCACTTGAAAATCGTATATTAAAAGAACTGGCAGGACGTGAACAGCAAATAGGTGAAAAGTTTGCTGAGCTTGAAACTAAACTCGACATAGCAGATCAAATAGCAAATAAAAAGATTAAAGCTGTACAAGAGCCAGAAACAAATAAATAATTGCACTATTTTTATTTTTAAAAAGAGAAGTAAGAATGGATAATAACATCGCTGAACCAGCTTTGTCTAATGATGCTATGCAACTAGATGAGCACGGTAAGCCAGTAGGAAAGGCAGATCCAAAGGGAGATGGTTTCCAAACGCATATCGACTCTGTATTTGGAGACCCAACATTAGATAGTTCACAGGATAGTGGTGCCGGACTTGATGGTGTGCCCGCATCTCAAGCAAAACCTATTGGTAAACCAGAAGACTACACTGGAATGAACGCTGATGAACTAGCGAAAATGTTCCAGTCCAAATATGATAAAGCTCAGGCTAGTCTTGACAAGGTTTCCCAGAAGGCAGAACATTTGTCTTCATTGGAAGATTTTTTCCATAATATTTATGAAGATGAAAGTGTTAGGCGAGCTTTTATAGCTGAATTGGAGCCCGATCTCATAACACCGAAAGACCCTTATGATGCATTAGAAGTGCAGCTTAAGAAAGAATTTGGAGACGATTACGTTCCTGATGATGATGAGGCACAAAAACCACTAACTAAATCATGGCGGTACTTAAAACGAGTTGATGAGCTTTATAAAGAGCAAACTAGCAATAAAACTAATTTGCCTAAATCTTTAAAAGAGCTCAGGACTGATCGCAAAACTGCACAGGAGGCAAGCAAATTAAAAACTGCCGAAGATCGTCAGCAAGTGCTCAGTACAATGAAATGGGAACCTACTCAATACAATGCATTTGTTGAGTGGGCTGGTAAAATTAACCCATTAGACCTCGCTAAAATTTATTCCTTTGCTATGCGAAAGCAAGGGGGACCACCTAGTTTAGCTACACAACGTGGCGGACAGCCTTTTACGCCTAGTCAGATACAAACTGAGCTTACAAGCTTCTTCGGCTGAAAAGCTAATAATTGAGGAAGCTTCAGTTTAAATAATTAGGAGTACAACGGAATGGCTAACGATTATGATCTCACTTATTATAGTGCGCCCAATGTCGTAGACCAGATCCCTTCAAGTTTTAGAACGTATGATAGACGTACGGCCATGCTCACGAAAATTGAGGAAGGCCGCGCTATATTTATGCGTTTGCTGCTTAACTATGCCAAAAATAATGGTGCATACATAGCAACTGATACTGAAACACGTTGGGGATTGGAATACGCCAGGATCGCACGTATATTCTGTTCTTCCGACTCCACTTCTTCTTCTGGTAGTTTACATGACTACCTCCACTTTGCTAACGCAGAAGGTCGCAGGTTACAACCTGGTGATGTCTTGAATCTTATGGGATTTTGGGTATCAACTTCTAGGGCACTTGAAAATGCATCTGGCGAAGATATGAACATCAAGACTAGTTCATATCCATTACCAGAGCAGATTAAAGTTCTTGTTAACGGTGGAGATGATTCCTCGAGTAATGGCTACACTAAGGTAACGGTACAACGTAACTTTGGTGGAGCTGCTCCAACGGGTCATGCAGATATGACGGTGGATATAGCGGGTGGAACATGGACGAGTCCAATCACTGCACCATTCTTATGGAAAGCCGGCAATTCTATTGCTGAAGGTAGAGACGATCAATTAACATACAGTGACGTAGATGAATACGATTCTAACTATTGCCAAATAGTTATGAGGAAATGGGCAGCTACTGAAACTGAACAAAATGTTGACAGATTTTTTACTACAGAAAAAACTTTCCAAAGAAATGGACGAAGAGCTCTAAATGAGTTTTTCAACGAAATGGACGTCTTAGCGACGTTTGGTACAAAGCGTACCGAGGTTGAAAATGGACGGAGAAAATGGTATACTGGCGGTATCGCCGAGTTTATACCTTCAGGTAACCATGTAAACTATGGTGACTCTCTCTTCCAAACTAAAAACTTCAACGAAGAGTTAAAAGATAAATTCTACTATGGCAGTCAGACCAAACTTGGTCTTGCTGGCGCAGATTTCTATACAAGCTTTGCTAATATGATTGATAATAAGATCATATTACCCGCAGCTACTAATAGCTGGGGCGTAGAACTTGTTAGTTTCGCTGCTTCCAATGGTGGTAGAATACTTTTAGCGCCGTCTGATACTTTATCTCTGCACGGAATGTCGGATTATTTCTATTTAATAGACCCGGCTAGTTTCCAGTATGGTCATTTACAGAATATGGATATTAAGTCTATAACTGTACCTCAGACCAATCCGCACGAGATGGAAGCTGAGATCTACGGACAAATAACATTTAAAAGAACGAACCCTGATGCACACTGGGTCTTCTTGAAAGCAACTAGTTAAAGGATAAATTATGGCTGACTTAAAAACAACCGTCCTGACAACGAACACTCTCACTAAGCCTCATCGCATAGCGGCTCACGTTTCCTCAGTAGAAGCACCAATACAGTATTCTGTAGAAGGTGAAGTAGGAATCGCTGACCCTAACGCTGCAGCTTATATTACAGGTGTTCCACACAATTTTGATATTGTGGATAGCTTCCAGTGGTGCCCTAGCTCTACTTTTGCTGCTACAGCCTTAGCTGCTGTAAATAACAAAAGTCAGCTTTATGCAACCGCAGGTGGCTTAGCGATTGGAGCTAATTATGTAGCAGATGCAACTGTACTGACTCTTCATGCAGATGCACCAGCAGGCGCAGATGCGCTCAATGGTTTCTACTTGAAGATTCTTACAGGCACAAATGCTGGTCAAGTTAGAAAAATTCTTGACTTTGCTTCTGATGTTGCCACACTAGACAGTGGCTTCTCAGCAGCAATGACTTCAGGTACAGAAACCTATACAATTATGGGATCTAGTATTATAGATGCTGTCGACCCAACGGGTGGTAGCGCTGTATACAATGTTCGCGTAATTGGTAGATATGTATAAGGAGATAACCAATGGCTGATAGACGAAATAAAATAATGGATGCTCCTGTTAACCCGGCTATTATGCCTGGGTTAATTTTGCTGGCAGATGATGTTACGTTGACAGATACAAAAACTCTGACAATAACATTTCCGGCAAAATGGATCTGGACAGTTCTAGCGCAAACTACAGGTACATCCGTCACTAAAACATACTCAGTAACTAATGAAGTGGCGACTGTTACGCTTCTTGCTAATGGAACTGGACTGATTAGTTATCTAATCATTGCTTCGGTAACTGAAGTAGGAGCTGTAAATACACTAACAGTCGACACGACACATACACCAATATCTTAAAGGAGGATAATATGTTAAAGAAACTAATATTAACAGCTTGTCTATGCCTACTGGGTATAGGTGTAAGCTATGGACAAGATCAGGTATCGAAGACTGGCGACATAGGTACCATTATAGACCTTACCCTAACTGGGCCCACAGGCCCAAGCTCTATATGGGGCGTTGGTGGTAATACACAATTAGCGGTACAAGGTTCTGACCAAGCATGTGATGATGGAGCTAGGCACTTTTCTGAAGTCTATATTCCCTATAAAATGAGCATTACCGGGATATTTTATCTCGTGGGTTCAGTAGGTGGAACAGATTCAGTAACTTGCGAGCTCTTCACCTCTGCTGGTGTATTAGTAACAGGCGGGACTTCCGCCGCTAGTACAGTTAAACAGGGTGCTATCGTCGGTACAGCTGCTCAATTCCAAAAGTGTGCATTCACTGATGGAGTAATAACAGTTGGGCCTGGACGATACTTCATTAGCGCACAATTTAGTGGGACAACCGCTAAGTTTAGATCTCCGACCATAACTGGTACACCGGGGATAGTTGATGAAGACACCGGTACGGTACATAC